TCGCGGGGTCGCATGGCCTGCACATCAGCTCGCCGGAGCACCTCGTCGGCCGCTTCAACTCCCACCTGCAGAACTGCATCTGCCTGTTCGCCGACGAGGCCTTCTGGGCCGGCGACAAGGCGGGCGAGGCGAAGCTCAAGCAGCTCGTGACGGAGCCGACCATCGCCTACGAGGGCAAGGGGCGCGACGCGGTCATGGGCAAGAACCACGTCCACATCATCATGGCCGCCAACGGCGACTGGGTCGTGCCGGCCGGCCTGGACGGGGAGCGGCGCTTCGCGGTGTTCCAGGTGTCCAGCAAGAAGCGCGGCGACAAGGCCTTCTTCACCGCACTCAACCGGCAGCTATACCGCGAGGGTGGCATCGAGGCCATGCTGCACGACCTGCTGCTGCGGGACATTGAGGGATGGGCGCCTCGCGACGACGTGCCGGCCACCTCAGCCCTGGTGGATCAGAAGGTCCTGACCATGGACGACGTCGAGCGCTGGTGGTATAACAAGCTGCTCGAGGGGATGATGCCAAACGGCCGGGGCGACTGGCACGAGGGTGGCGTCACGGTCATCAAGGAGCACCTGCGCTCCGACTACCTCGAGTTCGCCAAGGAGCAGCGCGTGTACCGCCCGGCCGACCCGGTGTCGTTCGGCATGCGCCTCAACAAGCTGCTCAACGGAGAGATGGCCAACACCCAGGTGAAGCCCGACGACAGCGACTACGCGGCCAAGGTCGACCGGGCCGGCCGCGCCTCGGCCTCCAAGATGCCGCGCCTCTCGCGGTGCCGGGAGATGATGGAGGGCAGGCTGGGCAGCAAGGTGGACTGGCCCCGCGACGCCTTCGACTGACGGGCGACGTCGGCCACCGTGGTCGGCGTCGAGGGCAACGATCTAGGCCTGGAAAGGTCCAGAAGGCCTAGATTGTGCTCAGTTGGTGGAGGCGGCGTCTAGACGTCTGAGTCCCGCGAAGTGCCAGGCTCAGACAAGTGTCTAAGGCAAAAAGCTATACGAATCAAGGACTTACGGACGAATCTGAGGCAACCTGAGCGATACGAGCCTTTGCCTCGATGTTGCGCCAGGAAAACGGACAATTCCGACAGTGCCGGACCGTAGCAGAATGGCTAAGATGCTTTAGATGCCTTAGATTGTGTTGTAAGTTATTGATTTATATACTTTTATTTAATCTAGACCTTTTAATAAAGGTTTAGATAAATATAATCCTGTAAAGGTTTTCCCAGTGAAAAATGATAATCTAGGCCTTTTGGATGGCACGGCCGTGGAGCCCGCCCTGGGCGCTTTGGACGGCGAGGTCGTGGAGCCAAGTAGGGGCATCCCCTCGTATGGTGGGCGCGTGGCCGAACCCGGTGGCCGCGCGGAATGCGAACCCCTCAAAGCGGCATGTCTGTGCACGGTGGCGCGCATAACGCGAACCCCTCAAAGTGGCATGTCTACGCGCAATGGTGCGTCGTTTGGAGGGCGCCAACTCTTCGCGCACGAGGAAAACGAGGGAGGCCTCCCCAGCACCGCTGGTCCCCGTGCGGCCGGCGTCGCGCTATACTCGGGCGCTGTACGTACAACCAGATAGGAGGTCGGCATGACGACCAAGAACATGACGGACGAGGAGCGCCGCTTCCTGCACGAGCGGGGCCCGGTCTCCGAGCTGGAGCTCGTCGAGTGGGAGCTCGACGGGCTGCAGGCCCAGGAGCGCCTCAGCCTGGAGCGACGGCGCCTCTTCCTGCGGGCCTTCGCGAGCCGTGGCATCGTCCTCGACGGGTGCAAGGCGGCGGGCGTGTCGCGCAAGGCGGTGCGCCACTGGAGGGAGACCTCCGAGTGGTTCTCCGAGCTCTACGACATGGCCATGGAGGAGGCGGCGGACCGGATCGAGTCCGAGGCCATCCGGCGGGCCGTGGACGGCTACGACGAGCCGGTCATCTACCAGGGCATGCCGACCACGGTCGTGGACCCAGAGACGGGCGAGCAGCGGCAGCTGACGGTCCGCAAGTACAGCGACACGCTGATGGCGCTCGTGCTGAAGGGCGCCCGCCCGGACAAGTACCGCGAGAACCACAAGGTGGAGCTCGAGGGCGGCTCCGGCGGCGTGCTGATCGTGCCCGGCGTCATCGACCCGGCGGCGTGGGCCAAGGCGGCTGGCGAGCAGCAGGCCCGCTTTGCTGGCAACTCAGGAGAGGAGAAGAAGGGATGATGGAGCAAACAATCGCCATCGCGGCGGAGAAGCACGCGGACCCCGCGGACAGGGCGACGGCCGAGCAGGCCCTGGCGGAGCACGACGCGCTGGAGGCCCAGCGCCTCCGTGCCGAGGCTGCCCGCGTGCCGCCGGCCCTGGACCGCAACACCGGCGAGCAGACCGGCGAGTGCGCCTGCGGCTGCGGGCGCGACGTGCACCCGGGCCGCCTGGCCCTGGGCTACGGCCTCGCCATCGAGTGCGCCGAGCGCCGAGAGCGCTCCGGCCGCGTGGGGCGCTGACATGAGGGGCATGCTGCGCGACATCGCCGTGGCGCGGGCCCACGCCCGCATCCTGGCCCGCCTGCGCTGCTTGCACCGCATGCTGCCGGTGCGCGCGGAGCGCGGGCTCTTCAACTTCCGCTGCCACGAGAACTGCGTCGAGTACGTGCGGACCAACCCGGACCGCGACCTGGCGGTCGTGGAGACCGTCTACGTGGACGAGGGCACGCCCATCCTGCACTACGTGGTGCACGACCGGGCGGAGGACGCCTACCTGGAGGTCACCCTCGGGTGGCGCGCCGAGGGCCTGGAGTACTACCTCACCAGGACGCTGACGCCCGCGGACCACCGCAACATCATGAAGGAGTTCGACCGGGCCCTGCGCTACTGGACGGACGAGCACGTGCCGCGGTGGATGCAGTGGCTGCTCGGCATCGAGAGGGTCACCTGATGGCCCGCAGCAAGATAACCCTGCGCGTGCGCGTCCGCTGGTGGGTCAGGCCCTACTTGGCGGGCGTGGCGCTGACGTCCCGCCTGACCGGCCTGGAGCCCGACTGGGAGAAGGTTGCGGCCCGCGTGCGGCGCGGGACGTACATGACACTGGAGCAAGACTGATGGCATACCAGCCACCCCACTGGAAGAAGAAGCCCACCGCCGAGGTGCGGGTGTGGGCCGCCCAGGCCGGCAGCCAGGTGCTCTTCCTGTCCAGCCCGGTCTTCGAGACCCTGTACGAGGGCACCCGCGGCCCGGGCAAGACGGACGCGCTGCTGGCCGACTTCTGCCAGCACGTGAGTCAGGGGTACGGCGCCGCGTGGCGCGGCATCCTGTTCCGCTCCACCTACAAGCAGCTGTCCGACGTCGTGGCGAAGTCCAAGGCCTGGTTCAAGCTGTGGTTCCCCGGCGCCAAGTTCAACGAGAGCGACTACGTCTGGACCTTCCCGGACGGCGAGCAGCTCCTGCTGCGCTACATGTCCAAGCCGGCGGACTACGACAACTACCATGGCCACGCCTACCCGTGGATCGGCTGGGAGGAGCTAACGAACTGGGCCACCAGCGAGATGTACCTCAAGATGTTCTCGTGCTGCCGCTCCACCGTGGCGGGCATGCCCCGCAAGGTGCGCGCCACCACCAACCCGTACGGGCGCGGGCACAACTGGGTCAAGAACAGGTGGCAGCTGCCGGGCATGCGCGGCAGGATCATCAGGACGCAGGGCGAGCCTGACCGCGTGGCCATCCACGGGCACATCAGCGAGAACCGCATCCTGCTGGACGCCGACCCGGACTACATCCAGCGCATCCGTGCCTCGGCCTCCAACCCCGCCCAGGTGGCGGCCTGGCTCGACGGCAGCTGGGACATCACCAGCGGCGGCATGTTCGACGACCTCTGGCAGACGCAGGTCCACGCCGTGGCGCCCTTCCAGGTGCCGCGCTCCTGGACGGTGGACAGGTCCTTCGACTGGGGCTCGTCGAAGCCCTTCTCGGTCGGCTGGTGGGCAGAGTCCGACGGCACCGACCTGGCGCTGCCCTCCGGGCGCATCATCCACACGGTGCGCGGCGACCTCTTCCGCATCGGCGAGTGGTACGGCTGCAAGAAGGGCGCCGAGAACGAGGGGCTGCGCATGCTGGCCTCCGACATCGCCGAGGGCATCAAGTTCCGCGAGATAGGCATGGGCCTGGCGGGCCGCGTGAAGCCGGGCCCGGCCGACTCCTCCATCTTCGACGAGGAGAACGGCAACTGCATCGCCAAGGACATGGCCGCCAAGGGCGTGCGCTGGGAGCGCGCCGACAAGGGCCCAGGCTCGCGCAAGCAGGGCTGGGAGCAGGTGCGCAAGCGCCTCAAGGGCGCGCTGAACCACGACGAGGAGGGCAACGTGCTGACCGGCCCGAGGGAGAGGCCCGGCCTCTTCGTGGTGGCCGAGCGCTGCCCGGCCTTCATCCGCACCGTGGTGCCCATACCGCGCGACGAGGCCGACCCGGACGACGTCGACTCCGACGTGGAGGACCACGCGGCGGACGAGGCCCGCTACCGCGTCCGCTTCAAGCGCAAGGAGGTCCGGCAGGGCAGCTTCTGAACGATGGCACGCGGCCCGCCCGGGTCGCGGCATCATCAAGCCTCCTCCCGACACGCTGACGACCGGCAGCGCTAGGCGTACTGGCTTGGGCTCGCGCCCTACACCTTTGTCGCGGGGACCAACCGGTCAGCAGTTGATGCGGGGTAGAGCAGTTGGTAGCTCGCCGGGCCCATAACCCGGAGGTCGCTGGTTCGAGTCCAGCCCATCGCAACCAATGCGAAACCGCACCGCCCCGAATGCGTGGGCGGTGCGCGGAGCATGTGTGGCGCCTGGCGGCCCGCTGACATCGTCTTGTCCTTCAGAGCCCGCCCCGAGCGGGCTCCGTCGTATCCGGGCCCGGGAGAAAGCCGGCACGCTTCCCGGCCCGCGCGCGTCATGATCGTACTCCCGACAACTACCCAGGAGCACGCCACATGCGCGACCCACACGAGCGGCCTGCTGGCCCGACCCAACCCTTCTCCGAGGAGCTGCACGCCGGCAAGTACCGCCAGGACGGCGAGTCCTTCCGCGAGGCCATGAACCGCGTGGCGTCCGGCCTGAAGGACGACGACCGCCACTTCCACGAGCTGCGCGAGGTCCTGCTGGACATGCGCTTCATGCCGGCCGGGCGCGTCCAGTCCGCCATCGGCTCCGGGCGAGGCACCACCCCCTATAACTGCTACGTCTCCGGCACCATCGAGGACTCCTACGTGGACGGCGAGGGCAGCATCATGCGGCGTGCCGTCGAGGCGGCGGCCACCATGCGGATGGGCGGCGGCATCGGATACGACTTTTCCACGCTGCGCCCCAAGGGCGACCTGATCGTCAAGCTCCAGTCCCGCAGCTCCGGGCCCATCTCCTTCATGGAGATATACGACGCGGTCTGCCGCGCCACTAGCAGCTCCGGCCACCGCCGCGGCGCGCAGATGGGCGTCCTGCGCATCGACCACCCCGACATCTTCGACTTTGTGCACGCCAAGCAGCGCAAGGGCTACCTCGAGGGCTTCAATATCTCCATTGGCGTCACGGACGAGTTCATGCAGGCCAAGGCCGCCGGCAAGCCGTTCAAGCTGCGCTTCGGCGGGCGCACCTACCGCGAGGTGGACCCAAACGAGCTGTGGGGGACGGTTATGCGCTCCACGTGGGACTGGGCCGAGCCGGGCGTCCTGTTCGTGGACACCATCAACCGCATGAACAACCTCTGGTACTGCGAGACCATCGCAGCGACCAACCCGTGCGGCGAGCAGCCGCTGCCGCCGTTCGGCGCCTGCCTCCTGGGCTCCTTCAACCTGGTCCGCTATGTCCGCCGCGACATGCTCGGCTTCTCCTTTGACTGGGAGCGCCTGGCCCTGGACGTGTCGCCCGTCGTGCGCGCCATGGATAACGTCGTCGACCGCGCCCGCTACCCACTGCCACAGCAGGAGCACGAGGCTAAGTCCAAGCGCCGGATGGGCCTCGGCATCACCGGCCTGGCGAACGCCGGCGAGGCGCTCGGCATGCCCTACGGCTCCGAGGGCTTCCTCGAGTTCGAGCGCCGCGTCCTTACCGTCATCCGCGACGAGTCCTACCGCGCCTCCGCCCTGCTGGCCCACGAGAAGGGCTCCTTCCCCGCGCTAGACGTCGAGCAGTACCTCAAGGGCGGCTTCGTGCGCACCCTGCCGGAGGACGTGCGCGACATGATCCGCGAGCTGGGCATCCGCAACTCCCACCTGACCAGCGTGGCGCCGACCGGCACCATCAGCCTGTGCGCCGACAACGTGAGCTCCGGCCTGGAGCCGGTCTTCAGCTACGGTATGGAGCGCACCGTCGTCGAGTTCGACGGGCCCCGCAAGGAGCTCATCGAGGACTACGGCGTGCGGGCCTTCGGCGTGCGCGGCCGCCGCGCCGCCGAGGTAACGGTCGACGAGCACGTCAGGGGGCTGGCCGTGGCCGCCAACCTGGTGGACTCCGCTGTGTCCAAGACCTGCAACGTCGACGGGCGTCTGTCGTGGGACGAGTTCAAGGGCATCTACGACAAGGCGTGGGAGCTCGGCTGCAAGGGCATCACGACCTACAACGCCGACGGCAAGCGTGGCGGGATCATCGTGGCGAAGGACGACGACGCCAAGGGCACGCCGCCCGAGGCCGCGTCCTGCCAGATCGACCCGGCCTCGGGCCGCCGCAGCTGCGAGTGACGCCCAGCTAGGAACGATGGCTCCCTGACAAGAGGGGCGACGGTATCATGGGAACCGTCGCCCCTCAATACTTTATAGGAGAACAGAATGAGCAAGCAATTCAGGCCGATGCTGTCGGCCACCGTGGAGGCAGTTGACTGCCTCCGCTTCCCGCTACTGGCCAGCGTTAAGCTGGACGGCATCCGGGCCCTCGTGCTCGGTGGCGTTGTGGTGTCCCGCAACCTCAAGCCGATCCCGAACCGCCACGTGCAGGCCCTGTTCGGTCGGCCCATGTTCGAGGGCCTTGATGGGGAGCTGATGGTCGGCGACCCCGGCGACGGGGGCGTCTTCCGTCGCACCTCGTCCGGCGTCATGAGCGCTGACGGGGAGCCAGACGTGCGCTTCCACGTGTTCGACTGCATGAGCGACCCGGGTCTTCCGTTCCACCGGCGTCTGGGCTTGGCGCGAGACCTAGCTGAGGGCTTCGACCGCGTCGAGCCGGTGGCCCACAGGGTCGTCGCGTCGCCCGCAGAGCTGGATGAGTTTGAGGCGGCGGCCCTGTCAGCTGGCTATGAGGGCGTCATGCTGCGCTCGGCCGACTCGCCCTACAAGTTCGGGCGCGGCACGCTGTTGAAGCAGGACCTCATGAAGCTCAAGCGCTTCGAGGACGCGGAGGCCCGCGTCGTCGGCTTCCAGGAGCTGATGCACAACTCCAACGAGGCCACAACCGGGCTGCTGGGGCAGACGGAGCGCGGGCACTCCAAGGAGGGCATGGTCGGCATGGGCACGCTAGGCGCCCTGCAGGCCCGGGGCGAGGGAGGCAAGTACGGCGGCGTGGCCTTCAACATCGGCTCAGGCTTCGACGCCGCGACGCGCGCCTCCATCTGGGCCAGCCGCGATGCGTGGCTCGGCCGCCTCGTGAAGTTCAAGTTCTTCCCGCTCGGCTCGAAGGACGCGCCACGCTTCCCCATCTTCCTGGGCGAGCGTCACCCGGACGACGCGGGGGTGGCAAAATGAATGAAGAGCAAATGTGGAAGGCGGCGCACCGCATGTCGGAGGCTGCCGACAAAGCCTCGCAAGCGGCCGATCGCATGGAGGAGGCGGCGCGTCGTCTGGCGTGCATGCTTGAGGACGGGTATGGTGGCAACGCCCTGCGCCTAATAGAGCTCCTGAAGGCAGCGCCCACTCGCGACCTTGTGCTGGCGGAAGTCAAGTCGCGTATTGACGAAAAGGTACGCCTTGGAGAGGCCTCAGTGTGCGAGGCGTCGGCAGGGCTTAATGTGATTCAAGAGATGATGGAGATGCCAAAATGAGGGCCCTACTTCTCCTACTGGCAGCTGCCACGCTGGCTGGGTGCGCTGCCCCGCAGGTCGAGCGCCGCGCCTCGCCGATGTCTGGCTCCACCGTGTCGTCCGTGCGCGGCCACGGTGCGGCGTGCTTGGCCATCACGTGCGTGGGCCTTGGTGGGCAGGTCGACTCCTCCCGCCCGGGCGAGGTGCTGCTGACCGTCCACGTGTTTAACGAGTACCGCGCCGTCACCGGCGCCTCGGTGCGGGTCGGCGGCGAGGTCGTCAGGCTGGTACCAGCCCAGGCCTCCACATCGTTCAGTGGCCACGGCGCGCCCATGCGCGAGTCCAGCCGTGCGTTCCTGGCCACCCGCGACCTGGCGGAGCGCCTGGCGTCGTCTGGCGACTCGGCCCTGCGTGTTGAGACGCCTGGAGGGTATCTCGAGGAGGCGCTGGCCGACAGCGGCGGCCCAAGCAAGGCAGTGGCAGCATTGAGGGCGCTGCTCGACGGGAGCAGGCCATGAGGGCCCTGCGCAGGCTGCTAGCATGACTGTGGCGGGCGCAGAAGCCGGGACCGGACGGCTGCTGCAATGGTGACTGCTGCCAGGGCAGGCGCTGCCCGGGGAGGGCCCGGTAGGCTGCTGGTGCCTTCTTCGACCGTGGTGGCGTAATATCGCGAGCATCTACATCCAGTGCACAAGCGATAGGAGCCCACTATGGTCAACGGACCCAAGAAGAAGGCGACGGTGGCCACGCCGTCGGCATCATATCAGCGGATGGTGCCACGGTGGCGCATGATCGATGTACTGCTCGGCGGCACCGAGGCCATGCGCGCCGCGGGCCACGAGTTCCTCCCGCAGTACGAGAACGAGTCCAACAAGAACTACGACGCCCGCCTGGCGCGGGCCACCCTGCTCAACATGACGGAGCAGACGCTCGACACCCTGGCGGGCAAGCCCTTCAAGGACCAGGTCGTGTTCGGCGAGGACGTGCCACCAGCCATCGAGGAGATGATGGAGGACGTCGACATGCAGGGCCACAACCTGCACGCCTTCTGCCGCTCCTGGTTCCGCGACGGCTGGGCCAAGGGCCTCTCCCACGTGCTCGTAGAGCACCCCACGCCAGAGGAGCGGGTCGACCCCGACACCGGCGAGGCCGTGGCGCGCACCCTGGCCGACGACCGCGCCGACGGCATGCGCCCATTCTGGGTCCACGTCAAGCCCGAGTGCCTGCTCGCCGCCTACTCCATGGTGGTCAACGGCCGCGAGGTGTTGGCCCACGTCCGCATCCTCGAGCGCACGGTCGAGCGCGTCGACTGGGAGGAGGTCGAGCGCGTCCGCGTCCGGGTCCTCGAGCCGGGGTACTGGCGGCTGTACGCCCCCGACGAGAAGGGAGAGGAGTGGCACGTGGAGGATGAGGGCCCGACGGCCCTGGGGTACATCCCGCTCGTCACCTTCTACGCAGGCAAGCGCGACGGCCTGATGGAGTGCAAGCCGCCGCTGACCGACCTGGCCCACCTCAACGTTGCGCACTGGCAGTCTGCCAGCGACCAGCGCAACGTGCTGACCGTGTCGCGCTTCCCCATCCTGGCGGCGGCCGGTGTGCCGGCGGACCAGAAGGTCAACATCGGCCCCAACAACTTCCTCACGACCGAGGACGCCCAGGGCAAGTGGTACTACGTCGAGCACACCGGCGCAGCCATCAAGGCTGGCGCCGAGGACCTCAACTCCCTCGAGGACCAGATGTCAACCTACGGCGCGGAGTTCCTGCGGAAGCGCCCGGGAGACCAGACGGCCACGGGGCGCGCCCTGGACTCCGCAGAGTCGTCCTCCTACCTGGCATCGACGGTCCGCGACTTCCAGGACTGCGTTGAGCTCGCCCTGCAGTACACCGCAGACTGGCTGGGCGCTGACGAAGGCGGGTCGGTGTCCATCAGCTCGGACGTCGACATCAGCGAGGCCGACGCGGCCGAGCTCGACGCCCTGCTCAAGATGCGTGCCCAGCGTGACCTGTCCCGTCAGTCGCTAATCTCCGAGATGCAGCGCCGCGGCGTGCTCGCCGACGACTTCGACGCGGAGGCCGACGCCGAGCTCCTGCAGGAGGAGGGCCAGAACACCATGCCGGACATGTTCGGCGGCGGCAATGGCACACAGAGCCCGCCGGCAGACCCACAGGACCCTGAGGACCCGCAGGACCCACCGGTCGACCCACAGGACCCACAGGACCCACAGGACCCACAGTCCGGAGCTGACTGATGGCCAAGACAGCAAATGAGGAGGTGTTGGATGCCACTGTGAGGCACCAAATAAAGCTGCTGCGCTTCTCCGACGGGCAAGCCAAGGCGGCCTCGGCGCTGCTGGCCGAGAGCGACAAGGAGCTGGAGGCCCTGCTCCGCGGCGGGCTGACTGAGACCTCCGAGGCGCGCGTGCGCGCCCTACTGTCGGAGGTGCGCCGGCTGCGCTCGGCCATGGCGGAGCAGCTTGGAGAGGAGATGAAGCCGCAGCTGGAGGGCCTAGCCAGTACGGAGGCGGAGTGGGAGGGGGCGATGCTGTCCAGCGCCATCCCTGTGTCGTTGTCGCTCAACTCCGTGCCCGTGTCCCTGCTGAAGGCCGCGACCGGGTCCCCAATCAATGGCGTGCCGCTAACCGGCTGGCTAGGCAAGATGGCGGTGAACGACGTCTCCCGCATAGAGCAGCAGGTGCGCCTCGGCGTGCTGGCCGGCGAGACCGTGGACCAGATGGTGCAGCGCATCCGCGGTACCAAGGCGAACGGGTACAAGGACGGCGTGCTCGAGACCACGCGGCGCGAGGCCGAGATGATAGCCCGCACCGCCGTCAACCACGTCTCCACGGCCGCGCGCCAGGAGACCTGGAACGCCAACTCCGACATCATAAAGGGCGTGCGGTGGGTCGCGACGCTGGACGGCCGCACGTCGCCCGTCTGCCAGTCGCGCGACGGCCAGGTCTACCCCATCGATAAGGGTCCCAGGCCGCCAGCGCACCCGAACTGCCGCTCCACAGTGGCCCCCGTGCTGGACGGCGAGCAGATCGTCGGGGACCGACCGACCGTCACCGACAAGCGCACCCGCGCGCAGCGCGAGGTCGACTTCCGCGCCGAGGCGAGGGACGCCGCCGGCGACAAGTGGAAGGGCATGTCCGAGCCGGAGCGCCGTGCTGCGATCAAGGCCCGCCGCGACAAGTGGGCCGACGAGAACATCGGGCAGGCCCCGACCTCCACCAACTACCAGGCCTGGCTGAAGGGCCAGTCCAAGGAGTTCCAGGACGACGTCCTGGGGCGCGGCAAGGCGGACCTGTTCCGCAAGGGCGTGCCTCTGGACAAGTTCGTCGACGAGCAGGGCAAGCCGTACTCGCTGCAGCAGCTGAGGGCCGAGTT